TCCATTGGTACAAAGGGCTGATCGATGAGGATGAATCCTGGTCGAAAGTTCACCTTGTTCCAAAAGATTCTAGGGGCCCCCGAGTTATCTCTGTTGAACCGTTGGAGATTCAGTATCTCCAACAAGGCCAAATGAGATTGTTGGTCAAATCTATTGAACGTCATCCACTTACACGTGGGTGCGTCAACTTCATTGACCAGTCAGTTAATCAACGAGCCGCGCTTGCTGCTTCCGCAACAAAACGTGATTCGACGATCGACTTGAAGGAGGCCTCTGATCGCGTTCATTCTAATCTGGTACGTCTTCTCTTTCCAGAGGAGATAACCAGATACATTTTTGCTACGCGATCCACAGGCACAATTCTCCCCAACGGGGAGAAATTAGACTTCCGTAAGTTTGCGCCTATGGGGTCAGCTTTGTGCTTCCCCGTAATGGCACTTACCGTCTGGAGCCTAATCCGTGCTTACCTCGATGTTACTTATGGTACAGGGTCTTACCCTGGTCGCGTCCTCGTCTACGGAGACGACATTATCGTCCCCAACGAGACCGCTACCGACATCTTCTCTTTGCTTGAAGATTTTGGTCTTCGAGTCAACAGGGAAAAGTCGTACCACATGGGGTCCTTTCGCGAAAGTTGCGGCGTCGACGCCTATGACGGCTACGATGTCACTCCTTTACGCGTGCGGAGACCATGGTCCGGCAAACGACGAGATCACTCGTGTTACGCGAGCTATGTATCCCTTATGGAACGTCTGTTCCGTAGGGGATTTTGGCTTTCGTCAGACTGTGTCCGGAGAAAGGTTGAAGGCCTGTACGGAAAAATTCCGTATGGAACCTCCAGATCCTCTTATCCTTGCACCGTTCTAGACGACCCTTCGCTTTCCCAATTCCTGAACTTCAGGCTTGGTAAGCGTAGGATTCGCTATAACCGTGATCTCCAGAGATTCGAATTCAAAGTTCTTCGTGGCAAGCCACGTCAAACTATTGGCTCGATTTCTGGATGGTCCCGTGTCCTGAAGGGTCTTCTCAACCCTGATGAACACGACCGGGTTATCAGAGACAGCTACGTTAGCAGTCCCTATTACTCGCAGGACCTTCGTTCCGTCATGAGAGATGACGTAAACTTCTCCTGGAGTTGGTGCGCTTCCTAGCGCAACCATTAAGAGAGGATTGGAATTTTTGGGGGGAAGAATTAATCTTCCCTGTCCAGCTTTCCGTGGGTAAGCTGCAGAAGCCCCC